TTTTCTGTGCTAATGATTTTATAATGTTGTTTTAATTGTTTGTTTTTCTGATAATTTCTTATATTTATTTTGATTTTGTATTTGTTTGTTCTTTTGTTGTTGTTTTTGTTTGTTTTTCGTTTTTTATTTTTTGTTTCTTTCGTTTTTTTTTCTGCTACTCTTTAATTATTTTTTAGATTTTTAATTTTTTCTTTTAGGTGGTCATTTTCTAGCCTTAACCGTTTTAATTCTGCATAACATAGGTCTAGCAATAAATCGGTTTTTAATTCTTCAATTTCTCGCTGGTGTTGTGCTTTTAATTCTTCGCTTGTGGTTTCGTGCATAATCATTTTTGCTCCTTTCATTTGTTAAGTTTTGTAACAAGATTTTTTGTTGTGTTGTTTCCTTTATTATTACATATAATAATTTGCATGTCAAATATTTATTAAGTTTTACTATGTTTGTAGTTTTTTGGTATGATATATTCCTAGATGCTTAACTTCACAATTAAGTTAATGCATTTTGTATTTAAGCCAAATTAATATATTTATTTCTTTTTTTATTAATTTATACCTATTCAAAAGCATACCTCACCAAGAAATGCAACATAATATTTCAGGCATCAGATGTAGCGTGGAAAACGAGGGTTGAGAAGCCAAGAAAAATTCTGTTGCATTTCGACTGAGGTATGCTATATATCTTATTTTTAATTGTTATTATTGTGTTTTGGCTATGTTATATTTTGTTTTTGTTTTGTTTTGTTGGTGTGTTAGTGTAGTAGGTTGGTAGGGTGATAGGGTGTCGGCAGGCACACTGCCACACTCCTCGTAGTCATACACTGATAGGTTGTCACGGTGTGCCGTCTTCGCATCGGCATTTTTGGAACGGAGCTCCTTGTGGATAGAGGAGTGGAGAAAATGCCACACTTAGCTGAGGCAGGACGGGTGCACTCCACTACCAGGAGCAGAGGCTACACGATAAGTCCTGCACGAAGATAAGTGTAATGCATATTAGTATCAGCGTGCCAGCGTGTCAGTGTGATATATTAATGGGAGGACCGAGGCACGAGGTCCGACTGTGGCAAGGTGGTAGTGTGTTAGTGTGTTACTAGAGGATCTTCACAAGGGTTGGTAAAGATTAAAAGCGAGCCGCCGAAGGCGGCGAAGCCGAAGATTGGCAATGGTTTCCTATGCAAGAGTGGCCCTATGGAAACCTGAAACACTTTTCCTGGATCACGGTGCTAGGGAAACAGTGAAGGCAAGAGGTCAAACGCCTTTTGGGGTGGGGTGGTGGTTTGTATGTTCCGAGCCACACAGACGCTAGCTATATTTTTAAGGCAAAACAATGTCAGTAAATACAAAAATTCATACTAACAAATATTAAACTAAAAATTATTTTAACGATAAAATGCCGTTTTGTATTCCTGTAGAAAATTGTTACATTACTTAACATCTCTAAAATATATAAATTATTACATATAATCCACAACATCTTATTTTAACATGTTTTCTGTTTTACCTTCTTGCACAAGGCTTTAGACCTATTTTAAGTGTGCGTTTTCATAAAAACAATAGGTGATACACCTCAGCCCTTCTGTCCCAAGGCTTTAGATACCATCTACCCTCAAGAGGTCATTTTTGACGATTTTTATTTTCACGTTACCCCAAAAAAGAGGTCTTCATTTGGCCAAAAAACCTGTTTTTGAGCATGCGCTTTTTCGCTTACAAAAGAGCTATTGACAAACATTCTTGTTTGTGGTATAGAAAAACGGACCTTGCTCAAACTGGCACAGTGACACATTATCAGCTTACGAAATTTTTTCTTAAAGAGGCATCTTTATACTGACATTCGGTCAAAAATCTGACATTTAATGTCAGCTGTCATCACAGCAGTTTTTTTATGTGAAGTTAGCATATTGACAAATACCCGCAAAGCTAGTTATAATGAGGGTATACAGGATTTTAAAAATGTGCACCACTTGATTTTTTTAAAAGTTCTGAAAAAAATTGTTACAAAATTTACATAACATTTCTTAACAAAGCTGAAATACCAAGCTGACAAAGGAGGACAGCGATCTATGACAGATGTAGTAAAAAAAATCGAGCTACCTAGACCTTGTAAAGTGCTTAGAGAAAAAAAGCCAGATGATTTTGTAAACGATTTAGTAGATATAAAAAGAAGGTTAGATTTTTTTAAATACACAGACACAGATAGTAATGATGTGCGAGAGGGATACCTCCAGTTTATGGACGACAGTGACAAGTTTTTGGAGGCTCTAAGGGACATCGTACTTGATATCACCCTGGCAATGGAGTATTATGAGAGTATAGACAAGCAGGTTAAAGCTTTAGCAAAAATTTCTAAACAATATGCTAAACAACAAGACATCTACTATGACACTTTATTGGAAAAAGGTATAGACCCTATCGATCCCCTAGCTTCCGCCAGAGCTGTGGAACGAGATGTAGAGGACAAGGCAGCAGACTTGCAAAGGAGAAAAGAGCAATTGGACCAAGTAGAACAAGAAATAGCTATCACAGCTGATGTATTAGCTAAGAAAAAATCTGAAATGGAGCTAGCTTTACAAACAAGATACACTCTCACAGACGTACAGAAGCTTACATTGCTTGAGGAAAAAGATAAAATACTAGATGGTATAGAAAAATGGGGTTCTGTTTATGCAGCACTGCGCCATGATCCTACAATTAAGTCAAAACAAACGACTATTATGATGTATTGTCAGAAATTTCCAGAATTTGGAGATGCAATTAAGGTATCACAAGCTGTTTTTAAAGATAGATTAGACGGAATTATGATAGAAAGAGCCATAGAAGGAACCGAAAACCCAGTATTTGGTAAAGGTGAGCACATTGGTGACTATAAAATTAAGGATAATAAGCTGTTATTAGAACTTATGAAGGCAAAAGTGCCAGAAACTTATAATAAAAAAGCTGTTGAATCGGTAAAAAACCAGCAAATTAACAATATGAACATCATTTCTTTTGCAAATATTGATGAAACTAAAGAAGGATTTACTAAAGATGTAGGCGTAGTCTTGGATGTAGATGATACAGGTCGTGTTCAACGCATCACGCAAGAGAAAAAGATGAGAGAATATTACGAAAATAAAGAGGGAGCAATGATAATTGAACCGGAGGTAGCTGAAGATGGAGTTGAGTAACTTATTTCAGACAATGTTTTCTAAGAAAACGAAACAGGTAGATCACACTGCACGTTTGCAAACAGTTGAGCCGACCTTTAATCAAGCTAATTTTAATACACCGTTACCTGCTGCAAAACAGATAGAGTTTAGCAATTGGAAAACAGCGAATGCACCTAATGACTCAGGATATGATTACGATTTGCAAGGTGCTTTTTTAGCTGGTGTTACTCGTGATTCTGCAACAGGACATATGCCTGATACCTTTAAAAAGCCTAATCATCCTACGTTTTCAAATCAGTCACAATATGCTACTGGTAAGTGGGCTAAGTATGCAGGCAGTTGGTCAGGAGAAACCTATCACCCTGCCAAAGTATGGTCTCAAAAAGGAATAAGGTAATGGCAGCAAAGGTAATCAATATCAAGACAAAAAACCAAACCTTTAAGGATTGGCTTAGAGAAGTAATTGAGCTCAATAAGTTGGATGAGAATTTTGGCGATGTGTCTTCTGCGATATTCTTTTGGGAGTCAAAAGATGAGGAAGGAAGAACCGTTGCTAAATGTGCAAAGTTTAACGCTGACTTAGAAGAACTCGACTGGTATAAGAGATGCTTAGAATTAGAAGTTAATAACGAACGGTTCCATCAATATCTAGTAGATAACATAGCACATTATATAGAATACATATAAGGAGTTATTATGAGAGTCAATCCTACTTCCAAGATCACATTCACTTATAGTTCACCACTAAAAACAGCATGGAAGAAAGGATTACTTCCCACCGTAACAAAAGGCCTCAGTGGCACACCGCTAAAGAAAGATACTGTCAGCGTGGACCATATAGTACCACATTCTAAAGGAGGAAAGACAACTCTCAGCAACCTAGTATTAGAAGACGCAGTATGGAATAATAAGCGAGGTAACACACCAATCTGGGATTGGATAACAGATGAAATGCTTGAAGACTATTGTAAACAATTCCAAGATGTATATAATGAATTTATAAATGGTAATAATTATGTTAAACTAATAAAAGAAACGTTTGCAAAATTAAAAAAGGAGAGAAAGTAAAATGAGTGAACCATTTGATAGCTATGATGAGTTTGATACTCCAAAAAAAGCTAAAAAGGTGATTACTGTTAAAAAACCAAGTGTGGAAGTAAAAGAAAATCTTCCAAAACGTGGTAGACCTAAAAAGGTAACACCACCTGTAGATATGCCAGACTAAGTAATACTAATCACAAAAGAAATATAAAAGGAGGAAATTATGGGTGAAGGTATTAAATATGACCAAGGTAAAGCACGCCTTGGTGAAATGATTATAGATTTTAAAGAACCACTAGAGGCAGTGTGTTCTGTATGGAATTTTGGTGCTACAAAATATGGTAAGTCAAATTGGAAATCTGTAGACCATGCTATAGAAAGATACACCAATGCCATGATTAGGCATCTTCTTGCAGAAGAAATGGAAGTTGTAGATCCGGAATCAGAATTTTTGCATGCTACGCATGTGGCCTGGAATGCTCTAGCACGCCTGTATTTTATAAAAATGCAAATGTCCTTATTTGCAAATGGAGCCCCAGCACAAGCAGCTAAAGACACTACACCAGGAGCAATTACTAAGGTAGAACGATGACAAGCGAAGGTTTTAGTTTACCATATAGATTTACTCCCAGAGAGTATCAATACCCATTTTTGAGATATTTTGATCAAATGCCAAATAGACAGCGGGCGTTTCTTTTGGCACACAGACGTACAGGAAAAGATCTCCTTGCTTGGAATAACCTGATTAAAGAATCTCAAAAAAGAGTTGGGACATACTGGCATGTCCTACCACTGTTGAATCAAGCGAGAAAAGTTATTTGGACAGGTTGTACGAAGGATGGAATCCCTTTTTTAAATTTTATTCCACCTCCTTTGATAAAATCCAAAAGGGATGATGACATGTCCATCCGTTTAAAAAACGGCTCGCTTATTCAATTAGTGGGTGCTGATCGTATCGATAGCTTGATGGGCTCTAACCCAGTCGGGGTAAACCTTTCAGAGTTTGCCCTTATGAAGCCTTCTGTTTGGGATTACTTATCACCTATCTTAAACGAAAACGATGGCTGGGCCTGCTTTGTGACTACACCTCGTGGACGCAACCATGCATTTGAACTATTTAAGTCTATGGTAGATTCTGTAAATAACAAGGGAGCTAAGTATTTTATACAAGTTCTAACTGTAGATGATACCAGAAAAGTATTAACAGATGCTAAAGGTAATGAGGTAAAAAACGATAAAGGTGAACGTATACTAGTTCCTGTTATCCCAGCTGAAGCGATACAAGAACAAAGGGATTTAAATGTCCCAGAAGAAATTATACAACAAGAATATTACTGCTCTTTTGAAGCAGGTCTTGTAGGTTCTTATTATGGCGCAGCTATGCGTAAGCTGGAAGAAGAAGGTAAGACGAAACCTAATCCAAAACTATGGGATCCAAAAGAACCAGTGTATACTGCTTGGGATATAGGTATTTCCGACTTTATGGCAATTTGGTATTTCCAATACAAGGATGGAAGTATAAACGTTATAGAATATAACGAATTTGCAGAACGTTCATTAGCTGAATGTTGTTGTTTAATGAGAGCTGATTTTAAGCCTCTTGTTGATGATTTTGGTTGGAGTGACGATGAGATACAAAAAGCTATCGCCCAGTTTGGACACCATAAAGCTTATATTTTCGCACAGCGTCAATTCGGACCACACGATATTACGACTAGAGATGTTGCCACCGGTGTAACTCGTAAAAACGTAGCAAAGAAATATGGCGTAAATTTTAGAGCAGTGCCTAAAACGAACGTATCAGAAGGTATTGATCTTGTAAGGCGTATGCTTTTAAAAGTAACTTTCGATGGAAATAAATGCCTACAAGGAATTAGAGCATTAAAAGAATATCACAAAGAATGGGATGATGGAGCACAAATGTATAAAGATAAACCAGTGCATGACTGGTCCTCCCATGGTTGTGATGCTTTTAGATATTTATGTCAAGGTATTATTGCTTTTATTGATGGTCACGCTGCTATACAATCTAAGCTACAACCTGAGGCAGATCATAATTATAACCCATTAAGAGATAAAGCTAAAAAATTAGAAGAACGTGAGTTACGAAAATTGCGACAAACTAGAAAGAAAGCACAAGCAACCACTCAATCTTTTGCAACTACCGATTACGACCTATATAACTATTAGTCTTATTGCACTAATCTCTTTTATACTGTATGATAAAAGTAAGAATAAACTTACGTAAGGAGAAGAATAGTGGCCATAAGTGGGACATTAATAGCGGGAGCTTTAGCAGCAGCTGCCAAAGGAGCTTTGATTGGTGCAGGTACAGGGGCTGTAATAAGCGCCGGAACCACTGCTATACAAGGCGGTTCTTTTGGTGATATTTTAAAAAGCGGTGCCATTGGAGCTGGAACAGGCGCTGCAACAGGCGCTGTAGGTGGTGGACTAGGTAATTTAGCTAAAGCAGCAGGTGTAACTACTAAGATTGGAAACGCTGTTAGTAAAGTAACCGGATCCATTAAAAATACACTAGGTATATCAACAGACGTAGCTACAACCGGAGCAGAAGTTGCTGGAGATACTGCAACTAAAGCACCACTTCCAGGCAATCCTTCTGTACCAGGGGCACCTACAGGTGGAGCAGCGGGAATATCTAAAATCGATGGATTAATACATACAGATAGTATAGTTCCGGGAACAGGATCAGAAAATATAGCTAGTAATGCTAAACCAGCAGGCACAGTAAATCCAACAGGGCAAGCCGGAGTACCAACACAAGGTGCTTCTTCCGCAGGATCTCAAGGAATACAAACCCCAGTTAAAGCACCTACTACAGCAACGCAAGGAGCAGGTAAAGCAGGAACAACCACTGTTACAAACGGACAAGTCACTTTAAAAGGTAAAATAGAAACCCCTAAAGCACAAGCATCTTCTCCACAAGCAACCACAACCACTGCACAAAACGCAACACAAGCACAGCTTAAAGGAAAGTTACCATTACCAAAAGAACCTTTAACAAAGGATCAAAAACTTCAAATTGCTGGTTATGCAGGGCAAGGTTTATTAGCAATTGGTACCACTGCTATGGGAGCTAAACAAGCCAAAGCGGCGAATGAAGTATCTAAACAAGGATTACTTTTCCAAAAACAAACATATGAGGCAGAAAAAGCAGAGAGAGATAAGACTAAAGCAAACCTAAAAGCAGATGCATATAAAGCTTATACATCAAGCCAAACTTTTGCAGATCAGCTATTTAGTGAAAATTCAATAAGTAATAATTTATTGACTAACTACACATCTTCGGATAATAATTATTCTATATTCGGATCAGGTTTAAAATCAAGTTATACAGATTTAACATAAGGAGATAAACAATGGCCGGGAACCCAGCAAAACAAGGAAATGCAATCGCAGAAGCTAGTTTAGCAGAATCTAGACGTCAGTATGCTGAACAAAAGGCAGAAAAAGAAAGAACTAAAGCTAATGCAAAGGCAAACGCTGCAGCTATGCAAATATCAGGTACGCAAGCATATGCTAATACCCTACAAGATAACAATAACTTTAACGCAGGATTAAATAATTTCTCTCTAATCAATACCTCAGCAGGAACAGCTTCTGTATTGAATACTTTGATTGGTGGAGATCAAGCTAGCACACTTGGAGGTTAAAAGTGGCAAAGGATAAAGAACGTAAGTTCCCATTTAAAAAAGAAGCCTCTTTCGATTCATCTCTGGCTTTAGATTCTAAGCTATTAGCTCAGGAGATGGAAAATAGAGAAAAAGCCAGACAGCTACTTAAAAGATTTGAAGAAGCAAAGAAAAAAAGAGAACAGTATGTTCAGATTTGGCAAGAAGTAGCTAACTATGTATTACCTCACCGTGGAGGTTTTTATGATATAGCACCTAACACAGGAGCAATTTCTCTATATGATCGTAATGTAGAAATCTACGACGATACTGCTACAAACGCATTAACTAAGGCAGCTTCAGCTCTTTATTCTTACACAGCTAATCCGGCCACACAATGGTTCTCATTTACACTATCGTATGCTCCTGTAAATTCTAAGAAAAAGCCAAGTCGCACAATTACAGATTTGTTAAAAAATTTCGATATAAAAACATACCTAGATGATGTTAGTAGAATTGTTTGTTCTTATATAAATGAGCATATATCATCGCCATATCACGGCTTTTGTCAAGAACTTTTAGCTTTTTCAACATCGGCCTTTTTAATATTAGAAGATTATTCAGATAAGCTACTTAATATTCAGCCAATCGCTACTAAAGATTTATTCATACTAAATAATGAATATGGAAGCATTGGAGAAGTATATAGAACAGTAATACTTACTAATGAACAAGCACTAGCTTTATTTGGCAAAAGACTAGATGAATCTGTAATAAAAGATACTAAAGAAAATCCTTTAAAAGAGAGAGTGTTTATACACGCTGTATTACCAAGACCAGTATATGATCCTAAGGCTAAAGATTCAAAGAATATGCCGATCGCATCATATTGGATTGATTACACTAGTAAACGTTTAGTATCTGAATCAGGATATGAGGAATTTCCATATGCAGTAGGACGTATCAATGTCCCAGCAGGATATGTCTATGGTTTTTCCCCAGCTATGAATATAAGACACACTATTAAATCTTTAAATAAACTGACTAAGCAAAAGTTATCAGCTGGAGATTTAGCACTAAACCCAGCTATGAATGTACCTATAGATACATATATTAATCCACTATCTATGAAACCGGCAGCGCTTAACTACCATGAGATGGACGCAGGCCATTTAGCA